CTTCCCAATCCACTTTATGCGATGCAGAAAGATGGGTGCTCTCACCAGCCATGCGTTTGCAAGCCGCGAGGCGATGAGCTGCCACTGGTGAGGCTGGCAGAAAGCACGACGCTCTTCTTGCAGAGACCCGGGTTTTCGGAGCAGTGCTTCCCAATGCATGCGAACACGATCTATATACAACCCGAGTTCGATCTGAACCTGCCCGAGCATGCCATGAGCATCCGGATGTGCGCAGCAATTGCCCGCTTTATGGGCTGTTCTGTGATCGTCTTTATCGCCTGTGATTCGCTGGCAAATGGCGATATTCGCAGAGTGGACTTTTGGACGGGCGAGATCAAAGAGGATGCTGCCTCCGTGAATTACCTGCCCAACAATCCACGATTGCTGAAGGATCTTGGGAAGTTCCCGTTTCGCTGTGTTACTCCAGAGGGAGAGATGGCATGAGCAAACTACTTTCTGAACTGGTCGCAAAATTGGAATTGGATGTACCTGCGGAGGATGGCGTTCCCACGGAAGTGCAGTATGAGAATGCCGTGAAGGATGCAATCGCTGACTTCTCAGAGCAGTGTGGTTTGGAGCAGATCGGCACTCTGAATGTCGTTTCGGGCACCGCTACCTATGATCTGCCGGCCGATTTCCTGAAGCTGATCAGGCTCACGCAGCTAGGTGGAGAAGGCGTGCTTTTTAGCACGAACAGCCAGATCATCCCGCTGAGTGGAGGCTGGTGTGAGAAGCACACGATCCGGAATGGAAAGATCACGTTCTATCCAATCCCGAGATATTCGTTCGAGCGTGAGTTCTCTTACAAAGCTGCCTGGATCGGGACCGATATCGAGGCGGAGGGGTCCGAGGCAGCGGATGTGGAGTATGAAACCCTGGGCGAGCGGGAAGCCAGGATCGTGCTGTTGAAAGCCAAATCTCTGGCGCTCACCAAGCTGTCCAATGCGCAGGCTGGCAGTGCCATCAAGTACAGCTTTGGTGCAGTGAGTGAAGATCTCGGTGGAGGTTCGGAAAGCACAAGGAAAGAATCGGATGCTGCGGAGAAGGAATTCCTGGCGGCGTGTGACAAGTACAACGGTCAGCATGTGGCATATGGAGATTAGAGATTAGAGATTGGAGATTGGTTATGGAGCCTGAGAAGTTCCCGCAAGCGAATAAGGAGCTTTTGAAGCCTGAGGACTGGACCGAGGAACAATGTGGAACTCTGCCGGTCTATACAGACGGCCAGCAGTGCATTTCGCTGTGGAAGATGACCTGGCGGGAAAGAGTCTCCGCTCTATTCTTTGGAAGGATGTGGCTGATTGTCCACAGTGGGCAGACTCAACCGCCTGTGGCTTTGATGGCAACCCGAGAAATCTTCCTGGAAGTGAAAGAGTGAACGTTGACTTTTATCGTGAGCGGCTCCGGAAGATTCGAGCCAGGAATGAAGTGTCCCTGGCGATTCGGCGAGGAGCCACAACACTATCTGCTCAGGACATGCGGATCGAAAGTGCGGGCTTGAAATCGTACCGGCTGCAGAGTGATGCGGCACGATCATCGCAGCAGGCTGTGGTGATCCTGGGTGAGCATGATATGGATATCCAGATCGATGACCGGCTGACGCATGAGGGGCATTTCATCAGGGTGGTTTTCATCCAACTCAACCGGCAGTTTGGCACGATCGCGGAAGGGGTGGTGGAGGAGTGATTAGAGACTGGAGACTGGAGACTAGAGACTGGAGACTAGAGATTGGAGACTGGAAACTGGAGACTGGAGATTGGATGTCGCTACAGCATTTTTCGCAAAGCAATGATTATCTTCCTGGAACATGGAAGGGCCTGGAAACTGCACAGGGCAAATCAGCAAGCTTTACCTGTCCGGATTGTAGGCAAACAGGCGCGCTAGTGGATCATGAGATCCTGGCGAATGGGCGCGTGCATCCGAGTGTGGTCTGCCCAACGGAGGGCTGTACGTTTCACAAGTGGATTGTTTTGGATGGATGGAGCCCCAATGGCTAAGGGCTTTGAATGGGTTGTGTCGCCAAAGGTGATCGCCGATGGGCTGGATGTCTACGGTAAGAAGGCCATGATTGCGCTCCAGGCGGTTGCGAATTACTGGGGGCAGTCTGTGCAGGATGAAGCGAGGCAGAATGCAGCCTGGGAGGATCGCACGGGCAATGCACGTGGAGGTTTGTTTTTTGCGGTGGATGGGTTTGGGCTTTCGCCGCTGATGGGTGAGGTGACATCTGAGGCGCAGAGCGAGATGAGCGATGTGGCTGTGGAAAGCGGCGATGCGAATACGCTGATCATCACCCTGGGTCACACCGTTTTTTATGGGAAGTATTTGGAATTATCGAATGGCGGCAAATACGCCATCATCATGAGCACGATCGAAGCAAACCTTGGCAGTTTGGAACGGATGGTTCACGATGTTTTTAAATAGCTATCAGCGATCAGCGGTCAGCTATCAGCTATCAGGATGAGATCATGCCTAAATTAATGCAAAGAATTCAAGCCTTTTTCAATCCGCCTGAAACTGAGACCACAGCTGTGCAGCCAACACCTGCGCAGCAATCAGTTGTGGCGGAGTATGAAAAACTGAAAGCGGACCGTGACCGCATGGCGATCATCAAGACCTGCCGGACGATGTATCAACAGGATCCGCGTGTGAAAAAGGCGTTGAAAATGTATGCGACCGATACGGTGAAGGCTGGTTTTCTCATCCGAACGAAGGATGAAGAGGCAAAGCAGATCGCAACGGATTTGCAGAACCGGATCGGGTTGAATAAGAAATTGCAGGATGTGATGCGTCTCTCGGGACGGGATGGCGATTCGTTCTACGAGATCGTGGTGGATGACGAGTTGAATATCACCGAAGCCTCACGCAAGCCCACATTGCGCATGCGACGCAATAGCAATAATGCGGATAAATTCGAAGATCCGAATCGGGCATTTTACATGGTGCCTGATAATTATGTTGGCTATGACATCCCGAAGAACGCTGTGTATTTCGCCCGGTGGCAGGTGATCCATGCCCGCTGGGAGCATGATGACGAAAGCCGTTATGGGACACCCATGTGGGCATCTGCGACCGGAGCATTCAAGCGCGTGAGCGAGGGCGAAACCGATATGGCGGTGCGGCGCAAGGTGCGGGCGGGCATGCGGCTGCACCATGTGATCGAGGGAAGCGAAGCGGATGTGAAAACCTATAAGGAGATGAACAAAGCCGCATTGGAGCAACCCACCGCTGCACACCTGGATCTCTTTTCGAATAAGCCCGGCTCGATCACGGCTGTGCAGGGCGATGCTCACCTGAACGAGATCAATGACATCCTGCACCAGGTGGCTACGATGTTCGCGGCATCCGATGTGCCGATGGAATTGGTGGCATATGGCGAGGGCTTGAACCGTGACATTCTGGGCGAGAAAAAGGATGAATACGATGATTCACTTGAGGATGGGCGGGAATGGGTCACAGAAGAGTTCCTGAAGCCGCTGATCGAACGCCAGTGGCTGTTGAAGGGCATTCTGCCGGCGAGCGTGGAATATAAGATCATCTGGCGCAAGGCGAAGAGCCTGACGCCTGCGGACCTGCGCGACCTGGCGGATGCCGGTTCCCGCTTTAAAGTGCTGGGCGTGAAGGATGAGATCGTGCAATTGTTGATGGCATCCTTCCTGCGGGATGTGGATATCGATCTTCTGAATTCGGATGGGTTCAGCGCTGAGCAGTTTGCGAAGAGCCTGCAGGGAATTTCGATATGAAAGATGAGATCCTGAAACAGCTTGCAGAGCTTCTGGATGAGAACACAATTGCGTTCTTTTCGGTCACATTGACCAAGCGGAAGGATGGTGACATCTTTCCAACGTTCACGCACTTTGGTGGTGATCAAAGCAACTATGAAACACGGTTGTGGATATCTGATGCAATTATTTACCTGGCTCGAAAAATGAGAGAACGAGAATGAGCGTTTATTTGAAGCCCATCGTGTTGGATGAGAAAAAATCCAAGACTACCAAGCTGTTTGAGCAGCTGGAGAACGTTCCGCTTGGCAGGATGTACCAGGCTTCGTTCCGGGCTCTCGTCCGTTTGCATCTGTATTTCACAGGCAGAACGCATGAGATGATGCTGGAATTTGGCGATAAGGCGCAGGCGCTGATCCTGAAGAAGGCGGGCAAAGACCAGATACTGGATGGAACTTCAGGCTACACGGTGCAAACCAAATTGATGACGCTGTGGGGCGATACGTTCAAGGAGTGGTCTGATGAATTCGAGAAGGTGAGACGGGAGGCAGCGAGCATTCCGTTTGGGGTGATGGTGGTTTTCCATGAGAGACTGGTGATGCCAACCGTCAGCGCTCAGCAGTCAGCTATCAGCGAGGCGGTGGAAGATGGGGTGTTTTCGCCTCAGCTGAATATTTTGTTGAACGCAGCCGGCGAGCACCTGTATGGTGACACGCTCAATCTCTCTCAGCGGATCTGGCGCATCGATCGGGAGACGCGGGACGGGATCAATAGCGTCATCATGAACGGGATCTCGAAGGGTTCATCTGCCTGGGACATTGCCCAGCAGCTGGAAGGATACCTGGGTGCAAATGCTGCTTGCCCGCGGTGGACCAGCACGCGACTGTATGGCAAGACGAAGACCGAGATCGCCACCGGTGACACCACAGGGCTTCTGAGTGGCAATGCGTGCGATGGGCGCGGGGTTTCTTACAACGCCTTGCGCCTGGCACGGACCGAGATCCAGAAAGCACATGCGCTCGCCACAGATAGAGTCCTGATGAGCCAGCCGTGGGTGGAGAAGGAGAAAGTTAATTTAAGTGCGGCGCACCCGGAGACGGATATTTGTGATTCGGTGGTGGGCGGAGGGGAAAAAGGGGAAGGGGTTTACGACGTGGGTGAGATCGAGCTTCCGCTGCACCCGAATTGCCTGTGCTACAAGACCGCAGTGCTGATGGATGAAGCGGAGTTCACGTCACGGCTGCGCGGCTGGATGACCGGCTCATCACCCTGGACCGAGATGGACGATTATGAGCAGATGATCGGCGGGGATGTGAGCAAGAGCATCCTGCCAAACGCGATCAACCTGGCGGTGTGGATGTTCGATGATGATTTGTATAAGTGGTTGTTTTAGAGACTGGAGAGTGGAGATTGGAGACTGGAGATTGGAGATTGGAGACTGGAGACTGGAGACTGGAGACTGGAGACTGGAGATTGAATGATGGCGAAGTTAGCGTTCGAGGATGTGAAAATTGAATTTGAGCCGATTGTCAAATTGGTCTGTCTTGAATTTCGATGTATTCACAATTTGGCGAATTGGGCAGGTGATCCGCGGGCAGCCTGCAATCTGAAAAGGCTGGTTATTGGAAAAGATGGCAAATGCAGGATGATGAATTTAAAGACGAAAGAGGATAAACAAGCCGATGTCTCTGAGGGATGATCTCAAAGCGGTGCTGGATGCGGATGCTGGTCTGATGGCGATCGTCACCGGTGGGGTATATATCGACATCTCTGAGCTGAGCAGGCAATCTGCACCAGATGCTTTTGACTCCAATAGCGAGATCAAGCCCGCAATTCTAATCAAGGAGGGGAATGAGCTCCCCAGCGGTCCTTATTCGAGAAGTGTGCGGACGCCGCTGACGCTGTACTTTTACCAGCGGTTTGGGTATGACTCCATCGAGGCGGCGATGGACATTGTGCATGATTTGCTGCATGAGCAGCGGATAGGAGATCAGACATGGCAAATACTCTATGACGGGAGAATGCTCGATAATCGTTCAGGTGATATCCGTGACGTTGCGCTGGATTGCTCGATGGGTGTTGAGCGGTTCAGGGCAATGCGGATGAAATAGCCCTCACCCCTAACCCCTCACCCCTGACCCCTCTCCCGAAGGGCGAGGGAAATACGGGGGGCGAGGGGAATCAGACAAGGAGAATTTGAAAATGGCAGACCCAACAAAACCCTTTGGACTGCGTGACATCAAACTAACCAATTTGGCGGGAACCACGCAGGTGGATCTTCCCGCGTCGCGCACCCTCTCGTTCAAGGAACGTGTGATGACCGCAGAATTCACCGGCGATGATGAGCTCTCCGGTGTGGTCACACTCCCGATTGGCTGTGACGGCAGCCTGGAGGCGGGCGGCATCAGCCTGGAGGCTTATGCCATGATGACCGGGCACACGCTCACGCCAGGCGCGGGACTGGATACGCTCGAAGGCGATGCAAGCTCGTTCCCCTACTTCAAGATCTACGGCAAATCGGTGGACGATGAAGGCGGGGATGTGCACTGCAAGATCCTGAAAGCCAAGCTGACCGAGGCGTTGGAAGGTGAATTCAAGTACGGCGAATTTTTCGTCAACAAGATGAGCTTTGTGGGTGTGAAGGCGGGCGGCAAAGCTTTCGAGTTCGTGGCTAACGATGTCGAAGAAGAATTGCCGAGTTCCTAATCTTAGAGAGTAGAGACTTGAGATTAGAGACTGGAGAGTAGAGACTATGACCGGCAATAATGGATTTGATAAACGTATCCAACAATCGCAGGCTGACACACGCAAGATGCTGGCTGAGTGGCGTTCCAACAATTACCAGGAGGTGGAATTGCCACTCAGCGGACGCATCCTTCAGGTGCGGGATATTGGTGTGATCGATCTTGTGGTGGAGGGAAAGATCCCGAACACGATGATGGATCTGGTTCAGCAGCTCAGCGATGGCAAGATGAACGAGACCCAGATGATGAAGGAACATTCAGCAGAGTTTGGGGCTTTGATTGATATAGTGTTTGTCCATGCGGTGGTGTACCCGCCTGTGGCAGCAGAGCCAGACGATGATCACATCAGCCCGAAAGAATTTGTGTATGGCGATAAATTGGCACTCTTTACCTGGGTGAATCGTGAGGCTCAGATCGTGCGTCCCTTTCGCCAGGGAAATGGAAAATCTGTGGCGGTTGCACTTGACGAGCAAAACCTACGGGATGAGACCCAGTGACGTACTGGGTCTTGAAACCGAATGGGGAGCGTGGCAACTGGATGAATTGTGCGCAATTGTTGGCTCATGGGTTGAAGGGAATTTGATGAGTGGGAAGAGTGCGTTTGAAGGATTAGCGGTCAGCGATCAGCGGTCAGCGATCAGCGGTCAGCGGTCAGCGATCAGCAGTCAGCGATCAGCGATCAGCGGTAAGACGTTCAGAAACCCAAAGAGCCTGGTAAAACGAAAGGTAAAGATTCCGAAAAATGGAATCTGGGAATAAATGGCAATTCAATTAGGCAGCGCCTACGGAAAAGTTTCACTTGATTCAAGCGGCTTTGTGGCTGGAGTTTCACGCGCCAAGCAAAGCATGTCTGAGCTGATCTTCGGAGCTAAGGGCGCCGGGACGAGCCTGGAATCGATGAGTGCTTCGATGAAGAGGGTGGGGGCAACTATGACCGCGGCGTTCACGGTGCCGATTGCCATTGCAGGCAAGAAGGCGTTCGATATCTTCCGGGAGTTCGAGCAAAGCCTGAACGTGTTGAAGGTGGTGAGTGGGGCAACTGAAGAGGAGATGAAAAGGTTATCGGATACTGCCAGGGAGTTGGGTGCGGACCTGACACTGCCAGGAACATCCGCGGCTGATGCGGCGGATGCGATGGCAGAACTGGCAAAAGCCGGGTTGAGTGTCGAGGAAACCCTGGATGCGGTGCGAGGCGTTCTGCAATTGAGTGTGGCAGGGCAGATCAGCAATGCAGAAGCAGCCAGGATCACAGCCAACGCGCTGAACGCTTTCAATTTGGAGGGAAGCGAGGCGGTACGGGTGGCTGACCTGCTGGCAGCCGCGGCACTGTCATCCACGGCAGAAGTGAACGAGATGGCAGATTCGCTGCAGATGGCAGCAGCCGTGGCGGCGATGTCTGGCGTAGAGATCCAGGAGCTGGTGGCGGCGATCGCGCTGATGTCGAATGCGGGCATCCAGGGAAGCGATGCAGGCACGAGTATCAAACAAATGTTGCTGGCATTGCAGACACCCACCAATAAAGCCAAGGATTTGATGAGGGACCTGGGGATCAATATCTATGACGCTTCTGGCAATCTCAGATCGATGCGCGATCTGATCCAAATCTTTTCCACGCAGCTGAGGGGATTGACGCAGGAGCAAAGGAACCATGCTCTCGGAGTTATCTTTGGAAGTGATGCCATCCGTGCGGCGAACATTGTGCTGATGGGTGGCGTGGACGCGTATGACCGAATGACCGAATCGGTAAACAAGAGCGGTGCGGCAGCAGGGCTGGCAGCTTCGATGATGGAGGGATTGACTGGTTCTTTGGAAAATATTAAGAGTGCATTCGAGACGGCAGCCATCGCGGCGATCGAGCCGTTCAAGGAGGAGATCAAGGCGGTGCTGGATTTCATTGCCAGGACGATCAATGCGTTTTCGAACCTGCCTGAACCTGTGCGGAAGGTGATCGTGATCATCGCATTGCTGCTGTTTATTATCGGTCCACTTTTGATGATCCTGGGAACCGTGTTGCCAAATGTATTGGGAGGGGCAACCAGAAGTCTGAATCCGTTTTCAGGCGGGATCATCGGATTGATCTTTAATTTTGTGAAGCTGGTTGCAGCGGCAGCCATCGTTGTGAAAGTGTTGACCTTCCTGGGAATTTCCACCGGTCCGGTGGGAGCGGCGGTCCTGGGATTGAATGGAGCCATTGCGGGGACTGCGACAAGTATTTGGGCTGCATTGGTGCCTGCAATTGGTGCGTTAGTCACTGCTCTTTTGCCCATCCTGGCGATCATTGCTTCCATCATTCTTATAGCTGGCATCCTGGCTGTGGCGTGGGTCACAGATTTCATGTATATGCGGAGCGGCATCATAACCTTTGTGAGCGTGAGCAGGTCGTTGTGGAGGGCATTCACAGCATTTCTGCGAGGGGATACGGACGCGGCGATGGAACATTTGACAGAAGCATTTGACACCTTCGGAGCGCATGTCAATAAGGTGTTCGAGAAAGTTTTCGGCATCAAGGATGCCTGGGGCAAATTCATGGAGTTTATGCGGGATGCGCTGGGCAGTGTGGTGTCCTATATCAGCGATGTGTTTACCCAAACGAACTGGCAACAATTGGGGCAGTACATCACGCTGGGCATCGCCAATGGGTTGCTGATGGGCATCCCGTCCTTGATCGCGTCTGCCCTGGCTGCAGCGGATGCTGCGCTGGATACGATCAAAGCGAGACTTGGCATCAGCTCGCCTTCGAAGGCGTTCGAGCAGTTAGGCAGGTTCTCGGCACAGGGTTATCAATTGGGGCTGGCAAGGGCGATGAGCGCGGAGGATATTGCACGGACGATGGCACGACCTGTGAATCAACTCTCCAATTCGCAACAGCAGAACCTGACCGTCCAGATGGCGAGCGGCGTCACCCTACAGCAGATGAGAAACGAGATCTCCGCCAATAATGAGCAGCTCATGAATACATTCGTCGATTTCCTGGGAGCATAAAAATGCCTGACGCTGAATTCGAGATCGGAACCACTGAGGACGGGATGACCAATATCGAATCTCTGACTACGCCATTGCCGCTGCCAAAGTCAAACTATCTTCCGTACGCCCGGGTGGTGAATAAGGGGAACGGTGGGACCCGCGGCGTAGGCTCTCCGGTTGCCACGTGGTCGTTTGGGGTGCTCGAACTGGATCAATATAACCAGCTGAAGACCTTCTGCCCTGGCGCATCCGCGGATGTGTTCATTCGCACGAAGCTGGATGATGATACCTATGCAGATTTCCAGGCAAAGATGATCTGGCCCAATGAACCGCAGGACCGGTGGTTTGGGGAGAGAAGAAATTTCACAGTCATTTTTCGCAATCTTATTCTGATCCCCGAAGGGTCATAACATGGCGCGTGCGCTCACCTCCGAAGAACTGGCACTCCTGCGCTCAGATGGGCAGTGGACAAAGCTTTA